ATCCTCGTCTGCGGCAAGGGCGCGACCAAGCTGCTCACCGTAGGGAGCGAGATCCTGGAAAGGATCGGCATGGAGTGCACGCTTTGAGATTTGGACGTAAGTACCACGCTCAGCGGGTGTTAGAGTAACACCATCTGTGTTCATGGTTGTTGAAGAAGGTGCGACACCTTCTGTGAGCGAACCGACAGCGACGCTCTGGAACTTTGGAACTACGATTGAACCTGCTCCGGGTGGAACAGAGTAGCCACGAACCAAAGGACGCATAACGCGGTTGGCATAGGCAGCGGACTGTGCGTCAGCTGACACGATCTGACCGACGAGGTCATTTAGTGTAGTGCTATTTGAAATTGCCATTTTTTATCCTTTATTTATATTCTGCATGATTTGATGAAGTTCTAAGTAGATCCCGATACAAATCTCTAAGATTACTTCTTGCGGCTGGATCAGCTTTAATCTCATCCAATCCACGAGTACCTAAAGTACCATTTGGTACAGCTGCAGGTGAAGTAACATTGTTTTGATTTGGAGCGAGAGCTTTAGGGACCGATTTGTGTTCTACACTTATTTCGGTCTCTCCATGAAAAACAGGATATTTCTCCAGGAATTTATCGACTGCTTCTGCCGGAGTTTGCCCATCTTTGATTGTGATCCAAGTAGGATCAGCTTCTACGCCTCTCCTCATTAGTTCATTCTCAATACGAGCTGCTTTAATTTGCGCGTCTAGCGATCTTAATTGTTCGATTTCTGTCTTGAGCTCTTTTGCTTCAGTGCGATACTTCGCAGCTTCTGCTCGTAACTCTTGAACATATTTTCTATCGAATGATTCAGGGGAATTTGTTTCTTCCATTTATCCTCCAGGGATATTCGGCATCTAGCCTACATTAATAGTAATAATTATATCACAAGATTAATTATCTTGGGAATATTGTTGCTTTAGGACTGTATAAATCAAAGCTTACAGTTCTAACACTGCCTAAACTTGGACTTTTATATGTATAAGTTAATTTATCATCCTTAAATTGACCAGATAGCTCTCTAATTGCGGCGTAATACACTGATCCTGGATCAGTTTGAACGCTTGTACCAAATGGTCTTAGTTCATCCTTACTTAAAGTAGGAATTTTAACTACTGTAGTTTGAATTGGTCCCAAACTTTGTAGTTTTCCAATTGAATAATCACTTAAAGCTGGAGCTTTTGCTGCCGGTTCATAAAATGATGGCATTGGTAAGCTTGTTAGTTGCTTGAATGCTGGTGTAGTTTCTTTTGGAAATGTTGTAAGACCTCTATCAGTACTAACTGTTGTGGTAGTGGTCAATGCTTTATTGATATTTAATTGAGTTTGATAAGGAATTGTAGCCAAAGAAATATCAACATTTGTGGTATAAGGACCACTGGTTGGAGAAAAAGACTGCAAAGGTGCGCTTAGTTTAGGCACATCTTTAACAGCCTGTTCGTATGCAAGATCTCTTACACCTTGTAATTGAGTTGCAGTCAAATAACTTGCTTGACCCACACCCAAACCTTCTACACCAGTAGTTCCGCCGCCAGGAAGTGCATCAGATATAGAACTAACAACACCGTAAGGTATTGCTCCTCTAGATATCAATTGATTTACTGATAATTTTTTGATTCCTGGACCAGAAACAAATGCTCCTCTTTGAACTGGTTCACCTAAAGCTGTTGTTTCGGTTACTGGTGCGCCGCCTGTTAAACGAGCTGTTCCATAAGTACTTTGAGTGCCAAATGCAGAGCGCTGAATATCTTGAATAGCTAATGTTGTAGCTTCTTTTCCAGTTATTTTATTGGTAAAAATAGACTTATATAAATCTGGCATTACTCTGGGCGAAAATCCAAGGAAATATCCAGTTCCTTCAGGATTAGAACTCATTCTATTGAATGCTGCACCGCCTATAAGAGCGTTATAACCGCTAAATTGTGCGTATTGGCCTGTTGGTAATACATTCGTTACTGCACCAGCAATTAATTTATCATAATTAAGTCTTTTAATAGCCATCATTGCACTCCATTGAGTAGACTATTTTGATTTAAATTGACTAGATACTCAACTTGGGCATCTTCTTCAGTCATATGAGGATCTCTTCTCATAATTTCATCGATTGGCGACTTAATGCCCAAACTAATGTCTCTTTCAAGGTTTTCTTCTTCGGAAGAGAATGGTAGAATAGATTCTTCTGGCCAATAAATCTTAACATCGTTTAATGGTTGAAGTCCTGCGATAGTCAAAATCAGATTTGCTAATTGCAATTCATATAATCCATAACGATTAGCTTTTTCTTGGAAGACCTTCCAGAGCGGGAACCACCGCACCATGAGTTCCCGCCCTGACTGGCCCTCTCCGCCCTCTACGGAGATACGAGGCACGCTTGACGTAGTGTACAAGCGATCCTCCAAGTATTTAATAAACTCTAATGATTCAATTATTTGTGGATCTAAGTTTAGCACATCAGCTGTTGCACCTTCGGGAACATTAATAGCTCTACCGGGGTGAACAACCACTGTTTCGCCTGATTTGAAACCACTGAAAACAATTGGAGTACCTGACTGCATCTTAATGGTATATCCAATGTGTGTGAGCAATTGATTAATATGAGAATTTAATTTACGGACGATTGTAGCTACTGGGAATCCGATAAAGCTATTGTGTACTTCCTCACCCTGGAAATTTATGAATGGCAGAAAGCCGAGTTCATTTTTTTCTGATGTAATCATATTCTGACCCTCGTATAGAGTTACAGAATCATTTGTCCATACTTGCTGTAGAATTGTCTTTTCTATTTGAGGCTGACGGCGACCATCACTGGTTACGGGTGCTCCGTCCACAAGCCTCGTAATAATGCGTGCCAAAGAAATGGCATCAGCTGTATTAGGATCATTGTCATTTCCAACAGCAGAAAATTCAGTAGCATCATAGAGTACCAGTCGGAGTTTAGAAGGAAGGTTCTCGTCAATAGTGGGATGAATAAGAACGCTTCCGGTGAGTTCAGCATATAAATCTACTTTTCCTAACAATGAATCAATTTTATTATCTTTATAAACCTGCTCCAGATAGTTTACTGATGCTGCGGGTCCATCATACTCTCTTACTAATGGTCTTGCATACAGCATTGAACATCTTTTGTGCAATACTGGCTTTGTAATGTTCATTGAGATAGGATTGACGTCCTCATTCATGAGAACAACATCACTCTCTTGTTTGCCGTAGTAATAATTCTTATTCTTCTCGGCGGCTTCTTTACGCTCTTTCTCTTCAAGATTAAATGTCTCTGAAAAGGCTCGTTGTGTCATTGATATGGGAAGATTGTCCCATGATGAAAAATTAGTAGGCATTGTTATTCTCCGTTACATTTTCTGCATATATAGGGCGGTTGATGTTTTGGTGTTTTGCTGGGGAAATTTAATTTGCATATCTGACACCTCTTCATTGTAACTCTAGATTTAGATTGTAAATCAACCCCATAATTATACTGCTCAGGTACCTCAGCAATCCACTTGTTTTGACTGAATACATTAACGAAGAAGTATCTGATTGCGTCACACATGTGATCATGTAAGCCGTCTTTGAGCGCCTCTTCTTTAATTGTTTCATATCTCTGGCTTTCTTTTGAATAAGTATAGCCAGATAAAGATCTTATAGTTTCTCTACAGTTATTAGTAACAAAGAATTTACGTGTTCCATCTGCTGATTTAATAAAAGAACGCACGAGAGCTATTCCTGGGGCTATTTCAGAGCCTTTATTAGACACATGCCAACGTAATGGGCTCATACGTAAAAAGTCTACAGGAGAGATACCAGACGATAGTTCTGCGGCATTTCCTGCAGGATCTGTTAATATTTCCTTAACTGCATCTCTATTTAATTTATATTGGGCAAGTTTTTCTACTATCAATTCCTCTATTTGATCAATACTTTTCCTTGTTACATACAATTCATCAAATTGAATTATTTGCTGCTGAAGATTATTGACTGCCATGAAACATACCGCAGTTGGGTTAGCATAACCGAAGTCCATGCCAAGATAAATATCCCAGTCATGAGCAGAGGGAAAGCCAGGATCGACAATATTTTCTTCACTAAACCCATCATATACTAATCCTTCTTTAGTTATGAATTCAGCAAGGTATTCTTGCCGGAAGTCCATTTCTGACACCGTCTGTGCAGCCTGCTTTAACTCATCCTCGGTAATCAAAGGATTCTTCCAGGTTGGCCAGTGATCATATAACCACATCTCATCATTGCTTGCCACGGCAGCTTGTGAGTAGAACCAATTACGGCCATTGGGTGTTGATATTAGCATTGCTTTACCATTGCGGTCTGATAAAGCTGGGCGCAGAGCACGGGTCCATATGTCTGGATCAATGAATGCAGCCTCATCAATTACAAGATAAGTCAAGCCTCGTCCACGAAGTGATCGTTCATTGTCAGCACCTTTAAATGAAATACTAGAGCCATTCTTAAATTTAACTCTTAATAAAGTTTCATGAACAGATTCTATAGCTGGTTCAAGTTGATCACGATATTCCTTAAATTCTTCCCATCCAATCTCACGAGCCATACTAATAGTCGGAGCGACCCACCAGGCATTGGCCTTCGGTAATTCGAGGCAGTGTTTAATTAGCTCCATAAGAGCCATTTTAGACTTACCTACTCGTCTGCCACCAACAATTAGCTTATAACGATGATCATCAAAATGAACAAAGCGCTGGTAATCATAAGGGGAGTATTCCAGTTCAATTGTTTTCATGTACCTTTTCACTTAATCGTCTGGCATCTTGTGCCATTAATTCTACTTGTTCTTCACAAGTATGACGTAGGTTATATATTGTTTCACCACAGGCTACACATAGGAAAGATCCGTCTTTCACTGATTGAAGCAAGAATGGATGACTACTTACCATCTAACTCATCCTTTTGCACAATATCATATTTTGGATTGCCACAGCGGTGCATAGTTGACGATGTCAAGGTCCCACATTCTACACAACGGAATGCTGGCAATGTTATTGATACTAAAGTAAACTTAGCTAATTCATAATTACTCATTATTACCTTCTTCCATAGGAGCAGTCTCAATGACATACTTCCATTCCATGTAGATTTTGTATAGGTCAAGCATGAATCGTTTTGACATTTCTTCATTCATTTGATTGGCCCAAGCAACTATTTCTTCCATTCCTTGAGTATATGTTTTGGGGAGCTCAAACATCCTTATCCTCTTTCCATCTGAACATGATATTGTAGTCTTGTCCACGTCCTTCAGCTATATCTTCTAGCCTCTCTATTCTACCAAGTAATAGCTTAATATGCTGCCATGAACCATCTTCTTGTGCTTTCTTTAAAGCAAGATTATAAAGCATTGGTTCCATGTCTTTTAACAACTCTCTACAACGCTTTCTTACCTCATCCTGAAAATTTTCATCACGTCTCCATTGCCTGAGTGTCTCTGCAGTTACATCGCATTCTTTTGCTATATCTATGTATTGCATACCACCTTTAGCAAGTAATTCAATTGCTTTTAATTGTGATTCATTAAATATTGATTTCATGCGGCGACCAACTCCCTGTAGTGACCTTTGACTCTAGTGCCATCTTGACGCACATAGGAATCAACCCAGGTTCTAACTCTGTTTTGTGCATATGGCTTTATACTTCTTTGGAATTTATCTATGTTCTTTTTGCGTTCATCTTGATCTACAAATACATATGTTGAAGCAAGTGGTATTGTTAGTCTACCAGAAACATAGCCTGCTACTTTAGATGTTATCAATGGATCTTGTGGACCGTAAAGATTGCGACCAGCTGCTTCTGCTTTTCTAATTGCTTTGGCTAATTGTGATGCACTTCTTACTTGTCCTACTGAACGTAGATATTTTACTTCTTCTCGCAGCGTTCTAATAAATGCTCTTGCGCGGGGAGTTGCTATCACGGCTCTGGGGGTTCCTACTAATAACGAGTTGAGTGCATTGGCTGTTCCCTCACCGAGAACACCTCTCACATAGTATACACCAAACGCTTGAGCTGGTCTAGTTGGAAACAAAGCTGCTTCTAAAGTATCAGATGCAAAACCTCTTGCTCTTGTATAAGTTTTTGATCTTTGCTTAGGAATTAATCTTCTACCAGAAGCATCAACACCAGATCTTCCCAAAGCATCAACATATCTTTGATTTAATAATCTTAAAGATTGACCTTCTAAAAATCTACGTGTTTCACCTTCTATATAGTCAGTGCCCTTATTAGCAATAGTTGCTAGTTTTCTAGCATTTGATTTGCTAAAGATTTTATTATCTATTATTTTTTGGGCGGATTCTTTTAAACTTTCTTCGGCAAGATCAACTAGCTCTCTTTTTGTTGCTGTAGCTAATTGTTCTGGGGTTAATTTACTAAAGAAGTTTTTAGCACTGGCTAATCCATATTTGGTTAATATTTCTTTAGCGGCACCAAAGACTTCTGCTCTAGCAGCTGATGAACCTAAAGCTCTTAGTAAATTTGACCACATAATTTATCCTAAAGTATTGTTGGGCAAGCCACTTCTTTTTCTTTCTCGGCGTTCAGTATGTCCATTACGACTAACTGGCTTTCGTTATTATATGGATTGCTTTCTAACTTTGCTATTATAGTAATTTCATCTCCTATTTTAGCATTGGATAGAAATTCACTTAATGCCGCGGGTCTATTTTTTCTAAATAACACTATCTGTACTGGCTTGTGTATAAATTCTACTTTTATTGCCGAGAAGATTACCTTGTCTCGGATTGCTGGTGCCTTGACTATCTTTCCAGTAAATTCCATGGGGGGGGGAATCCTTTCAATCTATCAATCTTATTATATTTGATTGCTTGTATTGGTTATTGATCAATCTTTCAATCTCAAGCAATCTATATAGTATCATCTTTTTTGTTAGATTGCAACTTTTGTGGTATACTATAATATAATAAATTTGAAAGGATCAATATGGTTAATTTAAAAGGTAGACCAAGACAAGACATGAATGCTTTTCTAGACAGAATAATTATAAATCCTACCACCCAATGCTGGGAATGGCAAGGAGCTAAAGATCGTGATGGATATGGCTTTATAAGCTATAAATCTAAAATTAAATTAGTTCACCGTATATCATACATGTATCATAATGACGTTCCCGAAGAACATATAAAAGGAAAGGTTGTTATGCATAAGTGTGATAATCCCTCATGTGCCAATCCAGATCATTTAAATCTAGGTACAGTGAAAGATAATATACATGATTGTATTAAAAAAGGTCGTAGGGCAAGCACTAAAGGTGAACTCAATGCAAATGCTAAGATAACTGATTATCAAGCTAAAAAGATTAGAGAATTATCTCAGTTAGGTCTATCAAAAGAAGAGTTAGCTAAGATGTTTAATATATCTAGAAGAAGTATCTATAATATTGTAAATAATGTTACTTGGACTCACGTTTCTTCTGAATAATAGGTTCAGCATTAATCCCTTGTTTCGCCGCGACTCCGTTGCCAACGACATATCCCACAATCAGAGTGATAATAGGCATGCCTTCGCTGGTGCCAATAGAGCCAATTGCCATAAGAACGCTTACGGAAACTAAAGCTGTCAGTGCTATTATTGCTTTCCATGTATTTAATGCCATTATGCCCATCCATTGAATGGATAACGGAACTTAGGTACACGTACAGCAAGATCGTAACCAGTCAATCTAACGCTATTAGTATCTAAACTAGCAAGAAGCAATTCTCCCTGAGCAAAGTAGCGAGATGACAAAGTTGCCAAGAAAAGTATACTTTCGTTTCTATCAGCCAGATCGTCACCAGCTAATGATGTATTACCTATGGATACGCTACCTACTTTAGCAGAAGCATTCTCGCGCATATTAGCTATAATTCTATCATCAGATAGATTTTGATATAGATTACCTAATGCTATGTTTATCTCTGCTTCTTTTAGTATTCTTAATGAAGCATTGTACTTGCGGCGAGCAGTATCGGTATCGAATTCTGCAAATCTTTCAAAATCCATTTCAGATGTTCTAAAATCTATAGTTGCACGAGCTCTTTTCAAAGCTGCAGATACTCTATAGGAAGCTACATCTTCTGGAGTTAAATTAGCGAATTCATATACATCTTGTACAGTGGCGTAGTTTGCTCCAGATGTAGCGCTAGTTACAGCTAAGAACGGCGCAGCATAGGCATATGTGCCACCAAATACTGGATCAGAATATACGCTATATGTTGATTCATTTGTATTTGCAAATCTTATTTTATACCACTTCGAATCATCTAAATCTGTAGCAGCAAATGCTGTTATTCCATAATCATATGTAGTTGATTCTTTAAGTGCATAGCTACCATTTTGTGAACTGGCTTCATGTAATTCTAATACATTTGAACCAGTATCTTCTGGTAATGAAAAAGTTATTGTTGAGTTAAATAAAGCCATTATGTCTCCGATGGTAATATAATTCTAGAGAAAGGATCTCTAGATGGTCCTACAACGTAAGCATTACTTGTATAGTAAGCTATTTGATTATCTACAAACTTTGGAACAACTTGAGTAAGTTCATATTCATTGCCGCCGAACTTAAGTAACCAAACTGTTCTTTTTAGTTTGTTTCCATCATTTAGTTTGAATGTTCTTCCTAAATGAAAATTTGGTGGAAGATGAATCTGACGAGTATCTCTTTCAATATAATCATCAAAAGTTTCATTTCCACTTGGCTGTGGTAAGGCATAGTTTATGTCATCAACAAATACCTTAACAAAGTACGTACTGTCTAAACTGTATGCCGTAGAGTTATCAGTATAAGAGGCTTGCTCTGGTTCATATTTTGATATTTCTACAGATGTACCAAAACGATTAAATGAAGATAAATATTTGTTTGTTATATTTCCAATTAAACCTTCATTGTAATAATCTATATTTAAAGATGTACTTCCTATTAAATTGAATGAACACAACAATTGATTTTGTAAAGCTACATCTTCTGGTCTGATAGTATAAATTGATTCAGCAAAAGCTTCATCTTTTAATAATTTCTGACCAAAATATACTGGAATATTATCATTTTGAGCAACACTATCGCCTTGACCAATCTGATATATAAATCTAATTTCACCTTTTTGATTTAAATTATATTTACCTTTTGCAGCTGGTGCAAAGAATCTTATGCCAGTAACATCTTTTGTTGCGTGAGAAGCCGCAACTTTTTGATCTGAAAGTTCATAATCTGATCCATTTTGAGATACCAATGTTCTAACATACGCTGTTCCGATATTATTTCTCTTTTTTACATATCCAATTAAGAAACCTTGTATACAACCCATTAAAACTGTGCGACCTTCTGGGCTTCCTAAGGGTAAATCTATAAAATCAGCATTATCTGATTCACCTTTTATTTCTGTAGGGCTACTCCAAGTTAATCCATTATCTTTGGACATTGAATAAAATATTCTGGCGTATGTTTTATCATCCGGAACTTCTGTCCACAAAGCCATTATATTGCCGTGTCCATCTCGTTCAATATTTATATCTTTAGCATCTATGCCATTTAATTCTCTTATTGTTACGGCATTACTTATAGTTAAACTATCTGCTCGAAAATTATGATATACTAAATAATTTGGATAATTATTATTTGACGGATCTCTTGTATATTTTATCGCCAATATATCTAATGTTCTATCTTTATTAGCATTAGTTTTAAGAATATTATAATAATTACTGTCTGCGGTATTAGAAATTCGAGTAGCAAACGTATTAAGTCCGCTGTAATCGTTAGCTTGTGTAGGTTCGCCAACTTCTACATATAATGTATCAAATTTAGTATAGGTAAAATATATGGCGTCTGTTGTATTGTCTACATCGAAAGCAAGAAAGTCTTTATCTTCTCCGTTAAGTAATCTGTCGTTTGTAAGTTGAGTTAAAGAACCATCATTGGCTATAGCGTAGGCATTTAATCTTATTACGAATTGAGTTTCTAATGTAATAACATTACTTATGCGATTCCATGCACTATACACAGCCAAATATTGATATCTTCCATCTTTATCAGTATATACAGTCATGTGGAAAATTGGACCATTAGTATTTAGTCCAACTATATTTTTGAAAGTTGTTCCGGTTGGAACAGTAATGGTTCCTACTTCAAACCAGGTAAAGCCATTATCTTTTGATAAAAGAATATCAATAAATATTCCGCGATCAACAACTGTATACAAATAGTTTTTATCTGTCAGAACAGCATTTCTTGTAACATAGTTATTGGTTATTATTCCTCTTGAATTCCAAGATTCATTGACTAACGCTGTGTTTGTATAAATTGAGTTGCTCATATTTTCTCCACATTAATTAGAAATGTTCCAGCGCCCAAAAGATCTATTTGATTAGAATCAAACTTAACATAAATACATTCAGTTACTGAGTTTGGATTAAGATTTTCTATTGTTAAAGTATTAGAATATGTAATATTATCACTAGATAGTGATATAGCATTTAATATATCAGTATTCTTAGTTGCTATACTGATGATAAAGCTAGTTTTTTCTATATCCGTATTTCCAATTCTAAATAGTAATTTTTTAGTTTGATTATATAATAAAGCTAAGAAATCCAATTCAGTCAATTCAGCCGCACCAGCTGCTGATAATGATGTGTCTGTCGATGGAATAAATTTGAAATTAACAACTCTTGTTCTAATTCGTGTTTCTTGTGCATCAACACTTATTTCTCCAGCTGTTTGATATATTGTCTTCGATCCAGCTAAAGTTATACTTATTGCTTTTCCATTAATGGCAATATTATTTTGATTAGATATAATTATTACATTTGTTCCATCGCTGATTTGTGGAGAACGAGCCCTAATATTAGTATTAGATTTAGTTACATTTACAGTTATAGAAGTTGATGTTGTAGATCCTGTTACATCAATATCTGTAACTGTAGCATTAACTACTGTTTCTTCTGTTCCGGCACCTAATGTGTATATATTGGTTATTTCCGATGGAGACAATAATGCTGAATTTATAGTTATATTATCTAATCTAATTGAGTAACTATTTGCAATACTTCCGCTTCCTATATTGTATACAGTTACTGCTCCATAACTCAAAGAAGTTGGCGAATAGTATTCGGCATATGTCAAAAGACTGCCAATAGACATTACAGTTGACATTTCTTCACCATCTACATAGCTATGATACAAGAAAATAGAGTCCGTTTTTTCTTTAGTTAAAACAACATAATGCCAAGAATCATCACAAATATAGGTATTTGATGTTACAATATTTCTCTTTCCTAAAATGTTAGGATCTAATTGCCATGTTGCCAAGTAACCATTTATTGTACCTAAAATACTAATTCTTGGAATTGGATCAATTGCAGTTGTTCGATCAGGTGAATCAAATATCATCAATTCATTATTTAATGATGCTGTCTTTACCCAAAATCCATAACTTAAATTATCACCTAAAAATGTTGGTTGAGAATCAAAGAGTATATACTCGTATGTATCTCCGCCACTTGTAGGAGTATTTATACCAACAAGTTCAATAGACTTACTTCCAATATCACCAGGAATAGGATCTTTAAATGATGAGGAACCAAGATTAACTGTCTTGGTTGTTCCATCCCAGTACTTATTGACTGCTCTAGCAGTTTTATTTCCACTACCATAATCAACAATAGATGAGCCGGTTTCTGTAGTAGTTACTCTCCACCAGTGAATTGGATTTGTACCTCCTACTGCACTAGTGTAAGGATTTTGTGCGCCAAAACCTATGATTGATATATCAGTCACGGTTACATTAACAGTAGTATTAACTTCAGCACTAACAGTTGCAGTTTGTCCATCAATATCAGTATTTGTTAATGTTGTTGGTATAAAAACGCTTCCGCCTGCAGTAACTATAGGATTAAAAGCTTGAATGGCAACATCAGTTACAACAGTTGTTTGTGATATATTTTGTTCTGCAATGACTGTTGCTGATATACCTGCAATATCAATATCAGTTACGATTGCGTTTATGGTACTATTTATTTCAGTAGTTATTGTTGCAGCTTGTCCTGCAATATCAATGTTGGTTACTGTTATATTAATATTAATATTAGCTTGTGCGGTTACTGTAGCATCTTTTCCTGTAATATCAATATCAGTTACGGTTGCATTAACAGTAACATTTGTTGCAGTACTTGGCGTAGCAGGTTGTCCTGCAATATCAATATCAGTTACTGTTGCATTAACGGTAGGATTGGCTTGTGCAGTTACTGTAGCATCTTTGCCTGAAATATCAATATCTGTTGTAGTAACATTTACTGTACTAACAAATGTAATCGATCCACTAGCAGTCCATTTGTAAACTTTATCTGAACCAACAGTAGTTATAGTTGGTCCACCAGTAACAGTAGGTGTAGGAGTTGATGAAGCAAATCTTAAAATAACTACACCATTACCACCATTGCCGCCAATATCTCTGGTTCCTCCAGTATCATTTGAGGCTCCACCGCCACCGCCACCAAGGCCATCAGTACCATTTTGACCTGAATTATTAGATGTACCGCCACCATTACCGCCACCACCTAGACCGCCTTGACCACCAGCACCAGAGTTAAATGAACCACCACCACCGCCACCAGCATAATATGTATTGGTTCCTGTAATATCATTTTGAACACCATCACCACCATCACCACCAGTAGTGCCAGCATCATCGCCAATAGCGCCAGCGCCACCACCGCCACCGCCACGACCATAGCCACTTGGATCGGTACCGCTACCATAGCCACCAGCATTGCCTTGTCCAGAAGTTCCTGAACCACCTGGAAGATATCCTGGGCCACCATTACCGCCACCGCCAGAACCGCCACTGGCACCACCGGTACCAATAGTCTGAGTTTGTCCACGACCACCACCAGTAGCAGTTAGATTATCAAATACAGAATCAGTACCATTAGTGCCATCAGTAGGATAACTTCCACCTGCACCGCCAGTACCAACAGTAATAGTATAACTAGTGCCTTCAGCTTTACTTACAGTACCAGCAAGTAAACCGCCAGCACCGCCACCGCCACCATGATCAGATCCACCGCCGCCACCACCAGCAACAATTAAATATCTAACAGAAACAGTCATTTTAATCTCCTAATACAGCATAATGGCCGGGACCTATGGCTGAAATCCCGACCATTACGCAGTTACCTTGTAGTGAGGTAGGTTTCGTTAGGAGCATTTGCTCTCAACGATTCTTTGATTAGCCGAAGCTGATCGAATAAAACAGTAATCCAGGTAGAGCTTGGGACGATAACATTCCCCTTTGTTACCATCACCTCTGGAGATGTAACTATAGTCCTAAGTTCAGAGGCCTCTACCTGAATTACTGCGTCCATTATACCACTCAGTCAGCCGTTGTGGTAAATATGCCCGCAGCATCCCATACAATTGAGAAAGTACCGCTTGATGAAGATTGATCACTGCCGAAGTCAACATATGCAATAAGTGCACTAGTTGATGAAGTGCCAGTATCTACATAAATCACTGCGTATCGTGCAGTAATAGTAGATGAGGCCCAGCTAACGTCAGCAGCGTCAAACTTAGTAACATTTGTACCTGAGTCATAGGTTACAGCCTTGCTGGAAAGCGTTGCTCCACCAGCAGTGTAACCAGTGCCCGTAACTTCGTTTGCGCTAACATCATCCCAGTAATCATGTGTATCCTGGTTTGGTGTGTACGATGAAGATACTAGGGCCACCTTAACTGTATCGGTATCAAAGTCTATTTCTTTGTTAAATGCCTTTGTTATAAGGCTTCCGTATGTTTTTGTAGTAGCCATTTATATCTCCTTATCAGGCCAAGTTGTCTTCCATGATTACGCCGTAGGTGTCTACGAGTATACTTGAGTCAAAGCTGTACCAGGCCATCAAGTCGATTGCGCGGGAAACAACGTTGTCATCAACGTCAATACCAATATCCTTGATCCAAGCTGCTCCGAAGGCCTCACGGCTGAAGAACATATTGTGACGACGGTTTGGTGTTGAAGCACTATCGACAGGAACCTGTGTGCTGATGAAGCATGGAATACCAAATGGTGAACCAACATATCCATTAGCGTTAGTGAAACCTTCACCGAAACCTTCTACAGTTGTTGTACCAACCTTGGCGTAGGTAGCGGCATCAGCTAGTGAGGCACGGAGCTTGGCCCAGCTGTAAGGATGGAATACTGCAAAGTATGGTCCAGGAATGTTAGCGCCTTCAACGTAGGCGATAGCCTGGTATAGTGTAGTAAGTGAAATGTCGCTGCTTGTGTCATTCAAGTGAATGGTGAAGCTATTCATTTCATTAAGAATTTGAGAATCCTCGTCTGCGGCAAGGGCGCGACCAAGCTGCTCACCGTAGGGAGCGAGATCCTGGAAAGGATCGGCATGGAGTGCACGCTTTGAGATTTGGACGTA